TTACACCACAATCTGCCCCGTCTCTTTTAAGTACTTATAGATACGCCCTAACATAATCTGCGTTGGCGTTTTGCCAATATCCTCTTTTGTTAGCGGTGCATCAGTAATCGCTTTGGCTGATTGAGCATCAATATATTTGTACTCACTTGTGATGATTACAAAGTTTGTTACCTCGCCATCGGTATCATCACCTGTGCCAACAACATACTTAGCATTGAGTGAGCCGTCATCTTGAGTTGAGTAACTTGCGATAGTTGAGTACATTGGGTTTAAGATTTTGTTAAAAGTTGTCATAATTTTTCCTTTTGTGGATTGTTGATAAAAAAAGACCGCTTGTAGTCATACAAACGGCTTAGTAGGAAGAGTAAATTGCTTTACATAATATAACCTTTTATTTATACTTCATTTATAAATAGTAAGTTATAAAAGGTTCAAAAATGGCAGACCCTATAGAATGGTCTATTATCACGACTGACTGCTTTGATGAATGGTTCGGTCAACAAGATGAAAGTACTCAAGAACGTGTCTTGGCTTGTTTAATCTATCTGCGGAAATTCGGTTATAGTCTAGGCAGACCTTATGCTGATACAGTTTATCAGTCTAAATTCCCTAATATGAAAGAGTTACGCATTCAAAACAAAGGTAAGCCAATTCGAGCATTTTATGCTTTTGACCCTTTACGCCAAGCGATAGTACTTTGTGCTGGCGAGAAAGGTAAAGACAAAAGATTCTATGAAAAAATGATCGCTCTTGCTGATGCGGAATTTACCTCCTATTTAAATAATTTAGAGAAAGAAAATGAAAACGTTAGATCAAATGCTCAATGAACTCTCTCCTGAACGCCGCCAAAAAGTGGAAGATATGGCTCAAGAAATGATTAGAGAGATACAACTTTCAAAACTAAGAGAAGAGCTAAATCTCTCTCAACAACAATTAGCTACAGCTCTCGGTATTTCACAGCCTGCTATTGCTAAACTTGAACAGAAAGATAACGATCCAAGATTATCCACGCTCAAACGCTATATTGAAGCAATGGGCGGTAAGTTAAAACTTGCCGTTGAATTGCCTACAGGCGATGAGCGTGTAATTAGGATTTAATTACTTTGTTAACCTGAATGCCCTCCTGAGCCAATACAGTTTTTCCCCGGTAATTGCTCTTGAGGGGCTAGTTGATAACAAAAGGTTGGTTTTGTTGTATAGTCTTGCTTATATTGAGTTGTACAAGCTGAAACCATAATTGTTGTAAGTAGTATAATTTTTTTCATATTTGCCTCCTATAATTGATAAGATGAACCATTTGTAGATGATATAATTGCTCGAAAATTCACTTTAGCACTTCTCCCACGCCCTGCACACCACGCACGACACGTTACTACATATTGAGTATTAGCAATGAGTATTGCCCCAGAATCATTAAATGGGTTAGATACATTAGGTGAAATAGTATTGCTAATATCAATTACAGACGGTAATGTAATTGTTGTCGGTGTCCGATTACTACCACTACCATAAAAAGTTTTGCTTTTACTCTCTCCTGTCGGAGTGTGGACAACATACAATGTTCTCGTCGCTTTTGTAGCAGGTAGTACAAATTGACATACATACTCATAATATGTATCACTTAATGCAAAACTGTTTTTCGTTTCTGAATATGTTTTACTTTTCCCTGTTGCTTTTGATGTCCAAGTTTTAGCCTCATAGATATTACCTCCGATCAATTGGTTGATTTCAAGTTCTCCAGTAAATTTACCTGTTAATCCCTCAATTCTTGCTCCTTTAATTATTCCCCCTGTAATTGTTGTACCTGAAATTGTCCCACCACTAATTGTCGTACCTGTAATTGTACCAGCAGTTACCTTACCAAGATTTGCCGATATTGCCGCTAAATTGTTTACATTTAGCTTATCCGCAGTGATCGAACTCCCCACAATATGACTTGCATTAATCGAGTTTGCTGCCATATTTCGAGCTGCAATCGTGCCGGCTGCGATTTCGTTGGCGGTAATGGTATTTGCTGCAATTTGTTGAGCAGTAACGGTATTAGTAACTATTGAGCCACCGTGGATAGCGGTTACACCGGCATTTTGCCAAGGGCTAGGCTGAGTGATATCTGTAACATTATCACTAGCCTCCTCAAGCATTGGTCTACGAGCAAATAAAAATGGATTAGCTTTACCTTGAATATTATCTAATCGTAATGCGAAACGAATACAGCCTGAAGTAGGTGCAGTAAATACAACCTTAACCCGTTTCATATTTTTAAATTCGCCTTGATGAGCACTATAGCCAGTAATTACCTCGCTGTTGCCTATCCGACCTAAGTAAGCACCACCAGGTTTTTCGATATTCTCAATGACTAATTTAGCTTGCCCACGATGACAAGCTAACCATACGGAGGCAATATATTTTTTATTAGGCACAACATTAATATCCTGAGATAACCACCCAATTCGCCCAGTATCAGAGGTTTCCTTTGTAGTGCTATACCGCATCGAAAATACTAACTCATTTGGTAGTCCTCCATTTTTTAGTCCGTAATTATCTTGTTTATTCCTATTGAAAATATTACGGGTGTCAATATTTAGCCGATCACCAACTTCTCCTCGCCAGTAGTTCCAGCCAAACGGAGCTATTGACAAATCGGGTGTTGCAAAAATAGGATTAACCAGCAAATTCCCGCCTAGCCCAATCGCTAACTTATCCGCCGATATTTGCCCTGCTGCCAAGTGTTCCGTACGGATAGCTCCCGCCGTCAATATTCCGGCTCTTACTGAGTCTGCATCAATGTGGCTACCTTTAATTGTACCTGTTGCAATTAAATCCCCATTAATCGCAACTTTATTTTGAGCCACACCAAACAATCGTACCGGTTGGCCGTCTTGAGCATTTTTTACTACCTCAAATTTGTCTGCCATTACAATGACAGAGGATTCTGCATTGCGATTGTCTGCCGCGGCACCAAGTGCGATACCGGCAATCGCTTTACGTCCACCGGCAATGGTTTCGGTTTTGATGGTATGAGTAGACGATAATTTACCATCTACACCGGCTACAGCATTACTCACTTGAGTAATTTTTGCCAAGTTTGAGCCAACAGAAGCAGTAACGGTATCAATACGAGAGCTTAATGCAGAGTCGGCATTCGCTAAAGTCTCCTGAATAGTATCAATTTTAGCCGAAACTGCACTAACCGCACTGTCCACATCTTCAGGTGCTGGCGTCCAGTCTGTGGCTACGTTGCCTTTTTCAAGTTTGACGCTGTGAAACGCTAACCAATCTGTGGTCTCATAAGTACCATTTACACCAACAAGCAGATAGGCTCGCTCACTTGTCCATTCGGCAGTAAAGGTTATTTTAGGTCTGTTTAATAGGCTGGCTATAACAGGTATTGTTGCTAACCGTTGATTAGCCCCATCAGCACGCATCAAGAATACATAGTTGAGCCCCGTTTTTTGTATGCCGGCTGTACCCTGTACATTCAGGCTAAGTGTGTACTCTTGACCCTGTCTGATATTACTTACTTGAGCGGCTGGTGCTTGTACAATACCGGCCACACCTGCGCCACCAAGCATTCCGAGTCGTATCAACATATTGCCGCGATAGACTGTGCGTGTGATTGATGACATTTTTGTATTGTAGTTGATGTGTTGGTTGTAAGTACTGTCTATCAGTAAGTTCCTTGCACCGATAGAAAGTGAATCAACGGCAGATTTTGCATCAGCTTTCCAAATTGACTGTAAGGAGCTTTGAGCAATACTTGCCACCTCAGTTTTATTTGCTTTGGCGGTTTCCAAACGAGAGAGCGAACCTTCCGTTGTTTTGGTGCGCGCGGTTAGATCACGCAGTGTCGTCACCGTTGTCTGATTAAGTTCCGTCACTGCCCGTTCGGTGCGAGTGAGGTTACTTTCCGCTGCCCCCATTCGGGTTGTGAGCCCCGAAATCTGCGTAGCTTTGGCTTGATCTGCTTTAGCTTGTGCCGCCTGATAAGCGGTGAGGTTGGACTGAACCGCTGATACTTTGTCGTCAATATCCTTGGCGGTTGGTGTCCAGCCTGTGGCAACATTACCCATTTCGAGCTTAACGCTGTGAAATGCGAACCAGTCTGTCGCCTCAAATATGCCATTTGCGCCAATCAGTAACCGAACTTGATTGCTCGTCCACGGCGCAGTAAATGTCACTTTAGGGCGTTGGGACAATGATGCAGTAAGCGGCAAAGTTGGCAATCTAAAATTGCCACCATCTTCGCGGATAAGGTACACATAGTTTAACCCTGTGCGGGTAAAACCTGCCGTCCCCTGCGCATTTAGTGACAAGGTATAGGTTTCACCCTGACGAATACGCGTAGTGGCTTTTTGTGTGCCTTGAGTCACACCAAAATGCCCTGTGCCTGCTTGGGTCACAAACACTTGAGTCAAGCGACGATCACCATATTGCGAGCTTGCCACTCGTGAGCTACCGCCCCAACGGGCTGTCGTCAAATACTCACTATCAACCAGTAGATTTGCACCACCGATTTTCAAGGCATCCACCGCACTTTGCGCATCGGTGCGCCAAATGCTCTGTAAGTTCTGCTGGGCAATACTTGCCACCTCACTTTTATTCGCTTTGGTTGATTGGAAATTGGTAATATTTGATTCCGCATTTGCAACACGGCTTGTTATGTCTGTGAGCCTCTCTGCATTCGCTTTATCTGCATCAACACGAGCTTTTTTTTCTTCCGTGATTTTGGCGTTGAAATTAGTCTCTGCTTTGGTCAAGTTCACAGATAACTGATTAAGTTGCTGTGCTTGTGCTGAATCGGTAGCCGCTTGAGTTTGTTTATAACTCGTTAAATCAGCCGAAACAGCACTAACCGCACTGTCCACATCTTCCGGTGCTGGTGTCCAATCTGTCGCTACGTTTCCTTTTTCTAGCTTTAAACTATGAAACTCAACAAATTGATTTGGAGTAGATTGGAAAAAACCAACTAAGAAATAGCCTTGTTGTGTGGTAAACGGTGCTTTGAACGTCAGTTTGTAATAATTGAACTCTGTTTCAGAGGCAACGTTAATCACTGGTAATCTAACGTTATTCCCATCTTGACGCATTAGATAGAGATAGTCTAGTGCCTTACTTCCTCGAGCAAATAATGAGAGTGTATAAGTTTCTCCTTGTTGGAAATAAGATGTGGAATGGCGATTAGATGAACAAATACCAACAGGACCGTTAGTACCTGTTGAGGTTACTTTGATAGTTCGGCGATTTGCATTTTCAGCAAATTCAATTTGTGGGCTACCCCATTTATTGTACGCATTGAACTCGCTGTCTCTTAATAAATTCCGACCTCCGATATTGATATTATCAATCTTAGCATTTAAATTCTGACTGACTTCACTAATGCTTTGGGCATTATTTGCTACCGTACGTTGAATAGTTACGATATTGCTTTCAGCTGCTCCCATTCTTGCTGTTAATGCTTCACGTGCTTGAGCTTCAGCTTTATCGCCGTTTGCTCGTGCTGTTTTTTCCTCTTCCAAGCCTGATAGAGCATTATTAGCTTTTGCTGTGACAGCAGAAATCAGTTGTGCTTGTTGAGCATCAACATTTTGTAACTGTGTAACAGCAGCCCCACGAGCGGTTGCTTCAGCTTGAATTTTTTTCGTTAAATTCGCACTTTCGGCTTGAATGGCTTTAGTACGGTTATTTGCTTCGGCAGTAACGGCATCTTGTCGGTTAGTAATCTCTTGGTTAATGTTGCTTTGAGCTGTTTCCGCTAATCTTCTTGCCAAATTTGCGGTGTTATCTGCACCTGTTAATTGCGAAATAAGGGACGTATCAATTTTAGATTTTGATAATTTGCCGGTAACATCTTCCGCAGCCACTGTAGCTGAGTATGCTGTACCGTTCCAAGTATAGAGCTTGCCGTCAGCCTGATTGTAAACTTGAGATGACGCCAGTTTAGTACCTTTGTCGGTCAAATTAGCGACTGTTTTCACTAATTCTAAACCTCTTGCCGGTGCAGCAACATCAAAAACCTCATTAACAATATTGCGTGATAACTGAGTGTTTAATTCGGTTAATCGAGCATCCAAATCAACCGCTGTTTGTCCTCTTACCCCCTGTTGTTGATAAAACGGTCCGACATTAATGCCTCTGGTATGGCGTAGCCAATAATAGCGTACAACCTTGTTACCTTTTAGTGTGTGAGCGTAGGTTCTAGCGGTCACTTTTGCGATTTTTTTTGCAAGGGCGAAATTATCGGTTTCGGCCGCAAAAATTTCGGTTTGTGTGACTTCATTTACCCAATCCCATTCGAGGGTAATTTGCCCTAATCCACCTGTTACTACTACACCGGTCGGAGCTGGAGGTCGATCAATAGTAAAGGTTTGTGTTTTTTCGGTGACGATTTGCCCTTTGGCGTTTTTGCCGTAAATAATCACGCTGTAATCGCCATTCGGTAAATCGCTCAACTCAATATTTGGGTCGGCTAATCCTTTCTTGAACTGATACAAATTACCATCTTTGTTGATTTTAATATCATAGGTTAGCTTACCGTCGCCAGAACTAATATCACTGGAGATATAGAGCTTGCCGTCATAACCAGTCGAGACTTCTACTGCGTTAATTTGCGGGGCTTTGTAAAGCGTTCTCGCCGTTTCCACAAAGTGAGCAGCGTTATCTACAATCGCCTCTTTCTGCGGTTCGTGTTGCAATGCCGTAATCGTATTCGTACCGTCCGCATTTTCAACAATCGAGATGGAGCGGTATAAGCCCGAGCTGATTTGTTTAGTCGATAACGACCATACGCCGTAGGTTTCTAAGCCGGTTGGCGTGCTATCTAGCGTGATTTCTTTACCGTTTACCGATTGGATTTTAATGCTAGAGTGCGTTGCCTCACCGTTGATATAGGTAAAATAACTGGCGTTATCAATGCTAATTTCACGGTCAAGGGTAACTTTTCTGCCATTAATCGCCAGTACACGTCCGCCAATTTCCGTACCGGCATAATGGCTGTCGGCAACACGGATAATATCACCCGGCAAGTGCATTAAGCCCTCACGTCCCACGGTAAAAGTAATGGTTTCCTTTTCCCGTTTTTCGGTTTCCAAAATCCATTTTCCGGTACGGTGTGCTTGCCCCCGAGAGGTACAACCGAAAGCAGTAATTTGACTTAAATTTAAGCCGTGCTTTTTGATTTCCTCGTCATCAGAGACATATTCAATCGCACTTTCATAGCCATTTGTTTTATCCGAATAAGTAACTTGCACTGCATTATGGCGTGATTTGCGAGCAGAGTAGGATCGTTCAAATCCACCAACTACATTAGCATTTGTGTAAGTCCAAACCGGATCACGCGGACGGTCGATAATGACCGATACTTCTGTTCCGGTCCAAATCGGAATCGCACGGAATACCGAGCAGAAATCATTCAACAAGTCATAGGCAGTTTTAACTTCCGTGAGCCATACGTTACAGGTGAAACGAGGCTCCATTCCACCCATACCGTCCGGCACAAGTTGATCGCAATAGCGAGCAACATCATACAACGCCCATTTGTCAAAACTGATTTCAACCCCAAGCATTTTGCTTAAAATCGGAGCTAAATCGTAAATTTCCCAAGCAGGGTTGTTCGTCCACGCAATTTTAAATGTGCCGTCCCAAAAGCCGGTGTAAGTGCGTTTAACTGGATCATAATTGCTTGGCACTTTGACTTTTTTCGCTTTAATTAGGTAGTTTCGGGTCGGGATATTATTAAAATACTCCGAATCAAAACTGATACCGGCAACCGCTGAATTAGGGTAAGTAAATTCGGTGTCGATAATTTCGGTATAGCTGCTCCAAATTGTACCGTTTTGTAGTCGTTGAGAATTGCTATCCTTTGTTACACGTTCAACCGAGATATTAAACGGTACAGGAGGCAGGTTATCAAACACCACAGATTCAAGGTATTGCGAGCTGTATTTGCCGTTAAAGCTATGCGAATATTGCCGTGTGCCAATCGTGATTTTTAAATCAACATTGGTGGTATTGGTATCGCCTTGATTATTTTGATGGAATAGTGACCGCACGCCCAACGTTAAACGCAAACGGCTGATGCGTTCATCAGTAACGGTGCGGACGATTGCACCGCTTTTTTTCTTGACTTCTACACCCACACTCACTTCATTTTGTGAGCTGTCGTAACCGTCTAACACATTTTGGTCTTGCGTACCGACATTTAACTGACCACTCACATTATTAAAGTTATAGCTGCCGTCATCGTTTTGGATCTGCGTGCCGTCTAAGTAAATCGATTTAAAGCCATCAACCAAGCCCTCGATTTCGCCCTCGCACAGCAATTCCACAATATTTACAATCTGTTTAGAGCGACCGGTTTCCGGTGCTTCTTTAGGAGTATGATTTTTTCTCTTACGACTAAATAATCCCATAATTATACCTCTACAGTCATCGTCTCAACTCCCTGCGATATCACAAGCGAGCCGGTCCGAATTAAGCCATAAGCCAACGGCACAGGTTTGCCTTGAGCCACCAAGTTATTTAAATTTGAAAAAGCCGTTGAGTTTTCTTTCTCTTTTTCATTACCGATATTCGGGGCATTCGGCATTTTGGTAAGCATTTGAGCAACACCGCCAAGCAACATTGATGCCCCCATTGCTCCCATCATCATTGCGGAAGAAGCCCCTAGAACTCCCCAACCGACCGGCCCGAGAAAAAATGCGGCTCCAATTAAGGCTACACCTAACACAGCTTGGAAAACACCCCCGCTTTTCGCCCCTTTGATAACAGGGGTAAAATGAATGGTTTGCCCTTTCTTCAGGCAATAAAAAAGCCCTTTTTCAAGGGCTGAGGCATCTAAATACTGTTTCCCGATGCGGACTTTATAAATACCGTCTCGCAACGTTTCACGCAAGCCTGTAAGCTGTGAGCATAACGCTCTGATGGCTTCTGCGGTGTCTTTAACTTCAAGTCTAAAGTCTGTACCGAATTTTCTAAGATGTCCGTAAAATTTAACTGTAATCATAGTTACCACCAACGAATAGCAGTGATAAATTCAGGGGCTTTCCAGATGAACGCAAACAAAAAGAGAATTATTGCGGCTGTCCACATTGTTTTTCTGATTTCTTTTGGGGTAATATTAATTGCTTCCATAAGAACTCCTAGAAATTTGAATGTAAATCGTTTATCATTCATTTAATTTATGTCCTCTTAGTTAGGTAAGTGGATATGAAAAACCCCGAAGTGCTGCAAACGCTTCGGGGTTTGTTTTTGTTACAAGCGGTCATTTTTTGTTAGTTATTTACAGCAATATCATTCAATATGCCATCAAAATCTAACTTCTCCGCCAGTTTATGCCGCCAAATACTGTGGGTATGGCGTAACCAGTAGCCATCATATAAATCACGCTTAGATAATCGGTTCGGGCTGTGATGGATTACCATCTGTTCGCCAATATAAATCGCTGCGTGGTTAGGTACATCAGCTCCAACCTGCATTAAAATCACATCGCCGATTTGTGGGGTTTCTACTCGCTCGAAACCTTGCCCTTGAATATTATCCAAATATAGATTTTGCCCGGTATGCCACCAGTCATCTTGTCGCTCGAACTCGTCCATCTCGTAACCGGCAAGCATATAGGCATCACGGTAGAGCGTGTAGCAATCCATTGTGCCGTGTTTAAACTCACGCCCGATTAAATGTGGTACATTGCGGAATTTATGGATTTGCCGATTATGCACTAGCCACCAATCTAAACCGGTCTGTACCTGCATTTTGCGATCAAGCACAGATAATATAGGCTTGCCGTTTGGCTCGGGATGTGAATGTACCACCGCTACCAGTTCGCCTTTTTCTTCTGCTTTGATGTAATCAAGATCGGATATTTCAAAGTAATTGGCTTTGTCTTCCGATTGGTTTTCACAAGGGATAAATTGATTTTTCGTGCCGTCAAAAACAACAAAACCACACATTTCGTGCGGCTCGTGTTGGAGAGCGTAGTCGATTATTTGTTGCTCCAATTCCATTTCTTACCCCAATTTATTTACAGACACGAATCCACCAAAATTGCGTTGATTACCTCGCAATGTACAACCATTCAAGCAATGACTGCATTTATCGGCTTTTGGATCTGACGTCGCTTTATCTTTTTCATCAAAATATTGCTTACCGGTATAACCACATTCTGACGAGCGGTAAATCCAAGTGCAGGTGTCTGCCATAATCAGTCGGCTGGGTATTTTGGCATTATCGGTTTCAATCGGTAATGCCAGCGTAAAGGTCGCCGTTTCTCGGGTGAGGCTGGTAAGCTGCTCAATCACAAAATGACTGATTATTTCCTGATTTGGATCAGCTTTCGCATTACCCCCGGCAAAATTCACGGCATCTAAATATTGAGCATAAACCTGATGCCGGCGGACAATCGCACCAATACATTCGTCAAACTGATTGGCAATGCCGGTAATTAAACCAAACAGATTTGATAGCGTGAGAGTCGGGCGATTGCTCGGGCCGCTACTGTTTCGTTCAAATCCACTTGCCTCAATCGGGTACGGATCGTAAGTCCGCCCTTGCCAGACAATACTTGTTTTGAGTTCATTTAACCCCGAATAAAAGCGGTAAACTGAGCCAGCATTACCGCTTTTATCCTTTAATGTGCGTAAATCTACCTCGTACAAATCAAGCATTGCATTTTGCTCAAGTTTGGCAAGGTCGAGTTTCATTTGATTGGATATGCTAACAGGCATTAGGGTACTTCCTTAAAGGTTACACTAAATTCCCAATGGTTTAAGCCAACCATTTTTGCGGGCCAACTGCTACACACTACCTTTTTGTTTTGTTGTGTGTACGGATCTTTAAAGTAAAAAGGGGAAACACCACGATGTTTGGCAAAAAATGCCTCCACCGCTAAATGTTCCCCCTTTTTCACTTTGATTGTGCCTGTATAGGCTCGTAATAAATTGTTTAAGCCTTTGGGCGAGCGTTGGGTATAACCATCGCCGAATTTGACTTCCATTATTTCAGGGGTATTTTCAACCGCTAAATCGGTGCGAACACACCATTGTAATGTTTCCATTAGGCAAATACTCCTCCGGCTCTAAAGTTGTTCTGAATCATTCCGTTCGCTTCCTGACGGGCAATTTTACGCATTAACTCAACAGTAATTTGCGTTTGCTCGCCTTGCTGTTTTTGGCTGACTTTGGCATCTACCGGCTCACCATTATTGATGACCTGTACGCTGATACTACTTTGAGCCGATTTCGGCTGATAAGATGATGACGGTACTCTTGGTACAGCGACACCACCGCCAGAGGCAAAACCACGTCTGCCATAGTTAAGATAATTCAAATAATCCAAACCAAGACGAGAGGTTGCCTCTTTGGTGATGACGTATTCCCCTTTGTGGACGATACCCGCTGGGGTGTATTTGCCGCCATTGCCTGTGTAGCCACCTGTTGCCCAAGTACCTAATCCATAAACAGCATTACCATTTACCGTTGTAGTCGGTCCTTGGTAGCCAAACAACATAGTTGCACCTTGTTTGATAGCATTAAATAACATCATTTTGATAATCATTTTGCTAAGATCAGATAATATGGAATTAGCAAAACTACGAAAATCCGCTTTACCCGTCATCACAAAATTAGTCAAGCTATCCGCCATACCGTCAAAGGTATTTTGAGTAATATTGGCAACATTTGCCGCCACATTGCTGACATCGGTTTCAATATTGTTCCAGCCTTCTTTTATTCCCATCATTACAGAAGCACGAGTTTCTTCCTGCTTTTTCTGATGTAGCTCGTATTCTTCCTTAATTTTGGCAATTTTCTGATCTAAAAGAGCAATATTCTCTTTCGTCATATTAATTTTCAGCCGCTCGGCCTCTAAATCTAATTGATTGTTAAATTGTAACAATTCTTTTTCAGTACGAGTTTTTCCCAGTAAATCCAGCTCGAATTGCATTGCCTCTAGCTTTTTATCGTGATCGACTTGGAATTGCTCAATGTCTAAAAGCTGTTGTTCAGAATCAATTTTAGCAGCCAGCTCTTTGAGTTTAGCCACGCCTTCAGTGCCGTAGTTTTTATATTTTTCAGCATTCAGAGCAATATCTTCAGTAAGTTTACGCACTTCCTGATATTGAGAAATGCCACCATATTTTACGAGATCTTCTTTATCTATCTTTAAGCCGGATAAACGATTGGTCATCTCCGCTACTTGGTTTTGGTAACTTTCGGCAGAGCGTTCGGCTTTGGTTTTCTTCGGTTTTCCGCCGCGCTTAGGGGCATTTTGCAACGTAAATTGTTGCTCATATGCTGCTTTTAGTCGCTCGTATCCGGCATCGCCCTCTTTCATACCTGATTTAATCAGAGCGTCTTTTACTTGCAATGCGATTTTATCTTTGCCTTTAGCCGAAGCAATCGCATTGTTACGTTCAATTTGCTCGATTTTTTCAAGATGTTTAGGATCGATAATTGCAGCACCGTTAGCATCCAGCTTCATACTTGACAGATTAGCGACTAGAATAGCCGCTCTCATAGCCTCTCCGGCAACGCCACCAAGAGCATTAGCAATGTTATTAGCGGCAATAACCATCTCCGGTGATTTGACGGTAAAATTACCGATAGCAATATTTAAGCCATCAACTTTGATTTGGCTTTCGTCAATGTGAGGATATAATTTGACAAATTCCTCTCGTAGGTTAGCGATTGGAACGTGAGCTTGTAAGGCTTCTTGAGCTTCTAAACTGGCATTTAATGTATTTTGTGCTTTTTCAACATCAGCAGTAACTAACTTTAACTCTTCTTGTGCTTTCGCTAACTCTTTCGCACTTTTTTCGAAACGGACACCGGCACCAAAGGCATCATCTAAAACCGTAGCTCCTTGCTCGATTTCTCGTGTAAGTTCAGCTTGGCGTTGTTTCAGACTAGCTAATGCTGTTTCCTGTTCTTTGATAGAACGAGACAATTTAACCATTTCTGCATCAGTTTGAGCCTTAGTCATTTTTTCGATATTGGCTCGAACGGAGTCTAAGCTGTCCGCGTAGCGGAGGGCTTCTTCACGAGCTGCTTTTTGACTTTCAAAAAATCCCCAAAGGGCAGTACCGGCAGTCGTTGCCACCATTGCAAGAGTCATTAATGGGTTAGACAGTGCAGCTGCTTTCAGTAAGTTCAATTCAGCTCTTGCAGCCGCTAAAACCCCATTCATCGCTCTGGTTGTTGTGGTTGCAGTGACCATACCTGCATTCATTGCACTTTGAGCAACTGCATTTTCAGCATACGCCACTTTGAGAGCCTGTTTTGTTGCAATTTGCTGGCGTTCAACCGCTATTTTCTGTTGCCCGAGAGCGATTTCTTTCTGATCTAGCGCTTGCAGTTCAGCAGATAACGCTAATCTTTCCGTACGAGTTGCCGCCGCTTGAATAGCAACAGCAATTTCTTCTCGTTCTTTTGTGATTTTCTGCTGTTTAACCGCAATCGCCTCTAATTCGGCTTTATTTTGATTGTAGGTTTGTAATGTTTGTTCCAGTTTTAAGGCGGTTTGTTGAGAGAGTACAACCAATTCCTGCTGACGAGTAGCTATCGTTTGTTGGCGAGCCTGATTTTCCGCAATAATTGCTTTTCGATTCTCATAAATCGCCGCTCTAGCCTCGATAAATGGGCGTACACTCATATAGCCTTTGAAAAGCACAAATGCACCACCTGCGACAAGTGCTGTTTTAGCGAACGTATCAAAATGAGCATTTAACGCATTCAGAACGGCAACGGCTTTCTGTGACGCACCAACGGTACTATCCATTTCGCCAACCCACTTTTCAGCCGCAGTTGAAAGATTTTGCATTGCTCCACTAATTGTAGTGGTTGTTTTGGCGTACTGTCCGTTTACATAACTCTCTGCTTTTTTTAGCCCCTCAATCATTTTTTCAGCAGACATCTCACCGTTATCCACCATTGCTTTAAGTTCGGCAGTGGTAATGCCTAACCCTTTGGCAATCGCCTGAATAACAGACGGTGTTTGGGTCATCAATGAGTTAAATTCTTGGGCTTTGAGCTTACCCATTAACAACGATTGGCTGAATTGCACTAGGGCGTTTGAAGCGGTTGCCGAACTTGCACCGGAAATAGCAACCGATTTGGCTACCGTTTCCGTTAGTTTTGCCACATCGTTTTGAGAAATACCGAGCTGTTTTGCATTTTGAGCAAAGGTCTGATAAACCGAAGAGGTTGCCTGTGTAGATTGGGCGGTTTTGAGCGAAATATCATACACCGCCGCCATTGCTCGGGCTTGTTGGGCTTCACTTTCGGTGACTAATTTGAGTTTATTACCGAGTTCGGTGTAGCTATTGGCATAACTAATCACTTTACTTGTCGGGAATTGCAACCGATTTGCAATTTGCCAAAAACGTTCTTTGGATACAGAGCTATTAAGATTATTTGCTGCTTGTTCAATATTTTTTAGATATTTTGTCGACCTATCAGCAAATTGACGTGCTTTTTGCTGAGCCTGATCCATATTCAAAATGAAGCTACGAGCAAACTTATTTGCTACTGTATCAGATTGTGCGAATCCAGATAGTAACTTAGAATTTTCTACATCTAAGGTAATAGTTAATCTGTTTGAGCTACTCACTTTTTCACCCCAAATAAAAAGCCCGCATAAAGCGGGCTAGAATTGATGTTAATTTAGATTTGACGATTATTTTTCATCTCTTTAACTAATTTATCCATTTTGCGGCGATACATTTCGGTATTTCGCCACCAGTATTTATCAAGCAAATAGGCAGTCGGGAAAAGTACTAAGATAGAAGCTATCCACCAGTTCGGCATACTAATAAAGATGCAAGCGACCAAAAATACAATAATTGCAATTTTAATCGTATTAATCATAAAACGGTCTAGTGCTTCAAACATACTTCCCTCCTTCTCTTTGAGGAAATATATATCCAAGAGCAAGGAATTTCAAGCTGTTTTCTTTACCTTTTCGCCAAATAATCTGCCACACCATTATCTTCCATTTCCTCCACATCCTCACTCCGATTAAAAAACGGCATAAATTCTGCAAGTTCAGGGGCTTTGCCTTTCGGATCACGGTTGATCATTGCGGTTAAGTGGGCAAGTTGGGCGGTGCGGTAATCTTCCCGCCACAAGCCGAAAGGCTGTTCTTGGTAGAAAAGTTGATATTCGGCAAAGTGGCGTTCGGGCATTTGTTCGATTTCTTCAAGGGTTTTGCTCAGTGCGAGCGAAAGGGTTAGCTGGAACTTTCTTCGCTCGCTGAGTCTTTTGGGGCGGACACGGCTTGGTTAAAGTCGATAATCACTTTACTGTCTAATTCGGCAATCGCATTGAGATCGTCAATGTTAAGTGGGTTAAACAGTAATGCACCGTTTTCGTCACATAAGCGGTAGGCAACCGATTGAGCAAGGCGGTATTTTTCGCCAAAACGGTTGAGAGCCTCATCAAAGGTTTCATCATCTTCTGCCGGTAATTCAACATTTTCTTGTTCTGCTTGTTGAATGAGCCAGCTTCGGGTTTCAAAAATCTGCTTATTCATATCGCCAACAGTGGCTTCACGTAGGTAGTAGGTCTCACCGTTGATTTCGATAGGTTGTAATTTAGGTTTGTTGGCAAGGAGTTTCTCACGCAGTGTCATTGTTCGTTCCTTTTGTAAAATTCTGATATAAAAAGACCGCTTGTTATTTCTACAAGCGGTCGAATTTTTTGATTTCTTGCAATTAAACTAACAAGTAGTCACGTTTGCTTGGCTTAATAGATACAGAGCCTTCGTATTTGCCTTTGACTTCACCGCTAAAACCATTGCCGGATTCGATAAAGCCTACACCGTAAGTTGTGCCGTGGTTATCCGGTAATTCCAGTTTATAGGCAAAGGTGGATTTGTTGAAAAACAGTTCGCGTAAGCGGGCTTGCATTTCTGTAGTTGGCTTGTGGAAAAAGCTCAATTTAATTGAGCCAAACTCAATTTCACCCGGCTCAGTTTCTGTGCCTTCCGAGCAAACCGTTGTAACATCTTCTGTATTTAAGGTGTCATCGGATTTTTCGATATTTTTAACCGCACAGAACTGCTCGGAGAACTGTACCAAAGCAGCTTTCGCTTTAGTATAACTAGTCGGTAAGTCTTTACCTTCCCATTTTACTTCTTCGCAAAGTTTAACTTGTTCGCCTGTCACGGACAGCACAGGATAAATCCCGTCTAACTGACCGCAACCGGTAATTTCGATGGCATCGCCTTTTTTGTAGCCTGATGATGCAATCGTTAGAGTAGCAGTATTTAAGTTAATTGCGGTAATTGCTTTTTGAGCCTCACGTCCAACGCTAATTCTAAATTTCGTACCTTGGACTTTTGTCGTTTTTGCCATTGTAATTCTCCTATTGAAATTGTTTGTTTAATATTCAACATCAAAGATTAACGTCGCTGTGTACCATGTTCTTTGGTTTTGGTCTTGTTCATACTGATATTGAGAGAGTGAGATGGTCTCTAAATACTCAAAGTCGGAATAGTCGATAATTTCGCGAATTTTTTCCGCCCACTCATCTAATTCATCTTCTGCATTCTCGACAGATTTCAAATGGATTGTAATGTTGAGCTTGGCACTCCATTGATCATTACAAACAGTCATTTCTTGCAGACTGATGTCATCGAGAGAAACCGACACTGCAAGTTGCTGCTCCTCAATATCAATAAAAGTTGGCAGCCCGTTATAAAAATTCTCAATATCCGGTAATTTGGTCTGTAATAATTCAAGGACTTCTTTTCGGATTTTAGTGTGGATTTTCATAATTTCCCCGCGAGTTGCTTGGCTAATTCAGCTTGCACTTGTTCTGGGTATTTTTTCAACTCTTGCTCAAATGCTTGCGTAAGTGGTTGGGATAGCGGAACTTTTGCTACATCAATGCCGTAGCGTTTACGACCTTGACGAAACATAATGTGCGTTCTCCCGTTCGCAAGCCGTTGGCGAAAGCCCCGTTGCACCGTATGTTTTCCTACCCGAATACTGCCTTTGCTTACTGACAAGCGATTCGATTTTCGCTCTAAAATGCGGATCATCGGCATATGGGTACGATTGACTTTAATCGTGGCTTGCAGTCGGGACGGTGTGGGTTTTGCCGTCATTTTTGCTCTGCCTTTGATTGTCTTTTGATTTACGCCAATCTCTGCCGCCACCGATTTAACCGCCTTATTCATTGCTTGCCGCCCAACAGTACGGATTGCTTGAGCGGCTGCTTTAGGTACGGTTTGCCTAGCTATTTTTTTCAGGGAGGCTTGCAGTTCTTTTAAACCGGTCACTTTAGAACCCATTGTTTACTCCAATTGCAATACGATTAACTGATCGACAAAGTGATAGGATTTAACAAGGTATTTCTTGCCATTTCCGCTCACTCGGTCGTCCAATCTCGGTTTGTAGCCACTCGCCCGAAATAGGGTTAGCGTGCGTTCCGTGCCGTGGATAGCTCGGTCATCGCTTGAGTGCAAGCCATTAAAAATCGCTGGTGCCTCATCGTATGTCGCAGGGTAGGGCTTACCGCCAATCAACCATTCGCTCATCATTGTGTGTTGGATGGTTTGATCGGCGGCTGCCATTGCCTGCTCAAACGGGCTAGACATTGATTTTCACATCAACTGTTGCAGATGATGTGCCTGAGGCTTTCCAGGCAATGCCTAAGCGTTTGTTTGAGCCAGCCGTGATCGTTGCCCCGTCTGCTTCCGACCAATACAGCACCGCACCTTGTTTGATGTCGTCTGCTTGCTTCGCTTTCACACTAAATACACCGGTGGTTAAACCGACTACCGCCTCGTTTTTTGCCGCATCAGTTACTGCAATCGCAATTAAATCTTCGGTGACAATCACATCACCGGAGGTTACGGCTTTGGTGGTGGTTAAACGCACCGTATTGCCGTCTTGAATATAGTTTTTAGCCATAATTAGGTTCCTTTAATGAAGAATAGAAATAAAATTGGTCATTGCACTAATAAACGCCGATAAAGCAAAAAGTAGCCCCATCGCCCAAATACCGAAAATCAACACATTGGCTTTGGTAGATTTATTCATTAGTTCTAACATTTTGCGTACCTCTCTTGCTATGTTATACTGCATTTAATTTAATCCTTGACTGATAAGGGTTAAAACAAAACCCCGAGTTATTCCGCTAACTCGGGGTTTATTATTTTGCAATTAAGCGTTGGTCACTTTCACCACGCCACGGTAGTCAATCACATTGACACCGGCATCAATACGGACTTTGGTCGAAACACCGTCCACCGTAAAGCCGTGCTGTTGCTCGATGTAAGGGCTATCCACCCCGTCCAGATAAGAGACTTCAATCGCCTCTTTATTGAGCAAGTACCATGATTTCGGATCTGCAATTTGTAAGCGAGGCGATTTAATCGGGCTGACAATATCACGGATCGGGTTAATGATACCGCTGTTGATGTCTGCACCTTCCACGCTTGACGAACCAAGAATCTGTTTTGCTTTGGTATGCAATGAGGTTGGTAACAGCATAAATTCTGGCTCAATAGAGAGCGGTTCACCACGGCTGTTTACAAAGCCATTCATTAACTGGATTGCCTTGTCGATATGCTCAACATCTAACTTCGCATTCGCAAGCGTATTTTTATGGCTGCTATCAAACAGTTTTTTTCCGTCTTGGGCGACAGCGTTGCCGGTGATTAAGGCAAACACCAATTTGGCGATAGTGGCTTTTGCCGCTTGCCCCATTTTTTCCGGGATTTTGGTTAAAAGGTGCATATCGTCATTGATGATCGCCTGACGGGTAATGCTAAATAATTGCCCGTAGGTCGCCAATGCCACTTGCGCCCCTTCATCGCCGATGGTGCCGTAGGTATATTCTTCCCCTTCGCCCACTTCCGGCAGGTAACCAAACTCACCCAATCCAACCCGTTTTGCCGGTCGGAAGTCAGTCAGAATGCCACGAGTGGTAAACTGCTCGTAATTCTCTGTCGCCGTTTCCCAGCCCTTAATCAAGGATTTGTGCGCCACATCAATCAGAATTTGCCCAAAGTCCGAACTCGAATGGGTAAAGGCAAGACCGACCATCTGCATTGGCGTATAACCGCTAATCCCCACGCCACGATCGACCAATGAGGCACGAGCCAATTCACGCAAGGTCATTGCATTGTAGGCATTATCTCTTGCGTTGGTTTTGTCGGTATCTTGACCAGCACGAGCCATTAACGACTGCTTCACGCTGTCGCCAACGATGTTACCGTTACCTGCGTGAATGTGGTTTTGCGGTACGCTTGGGGTGGTGTTTTCGCCCAGTTTGGCAAGGAGCTTGTCTTTGGCTTGCTCAGCGGTCATTGACACATCAGCTAAACATTCTGCCAGCAAGCCGTCAAATTGTGTGCCGAAAGCGGCAAAGGTCGCTTTGATCGCCGCATTACGTTGAGCTAATACCGCCATCGCATCGGGTTTTGTCACATTTTGTGGATTTTCGACCGCTTGCGCTGGGGGTTGGGGTTGTTCAGGAGTTGGGGTTGCAGCCCCCGCATTGCCTTGTGGCGTAAATAACATTGCTTTGATTTCGTTTGGCATTTTTGTATAGTCCTCTAATTTTTTAGATTGAATAGACGCCATCGCCACAAGGGGATTGGCGAGTTTATCAGCAAAACCCAACTCAATGCACTCACGGGCATTAAGCCAAGTCTCTTCTTTCAGCATTTCTGCTAATTCATCGGTAGATTTACCAGTTTTCGAGCTGTACGCCGTAACTAGCGTGCTTTCCACTTTATCAAGCAAATCCGCATATTTCCGCATATCATCGGCATCGCCGCCTTGAATGCCCCACGGTTTGTGGATCATCATCATAGCGTTTTCTGGCATAATGATTTCGCTGCCTGCCATTGCAATTACGCTAGCCATAGATGCAGCAAGACCGTCAATATAGACGGTCTTGTTAGCAGGGTGATTTTTTAGCAGGTTGTAAATGGCAATGCCGTCAAACACATCACCACCGGGCGAGTGGATATGCAGATTGATTTGTTTTAAATTGTTGCCAAGGGCTTTTAAGTCTTTAGCAAATTGTTGGGCGGTGACACCCCAAAAGCCGATTTCGTCAAAAATTGAGATTTCGGCGGTGTCATTCGCTTTGGCTTGGATTGAGTACCATTTCATATTTTTCTCCAAAGAAAAACGCCTGCAATAAAGATTACAGGCGTTTTAAATAACTAATTTTTATTCTTTAAATAGTATAGAATAATCCCTATTGGAACACCTATTATATTGAACATAATAGATACAAAATTATAAGAAAATAAATTGTGTTCTGGGAATAACTCTCTAATTAGTAGAGAACCAATCAAATGAATAAAAATCAAAAAAACATAGATAAAAATACAATAAAAACTTGATTTTCTTCCTCTATTTTTCCATTTTAAACTAGATAAAAAGGCATATGTTAGAGCCACCCAACAACTACATGATAATATCCAATTTTCACTTACTAATGGCTTGGTAAGATAATATGTAAATACATATACATAAAATAGTAAGGAAAAAAATAGCCATAGTAACATTATTACCTCTTATTTAGATTTTTATATGCTCTTTCATCAATAGGAATAGAAACGTTCTCTCTCCAGTTATCTTTTATATCATAACTTGTACCATCTGGATTCCATTCTCCAGGAATGATATTAAAAATATCGTATGGATCAGTAAACTTATCATAAAAGCTATAATCTATACTACCTTCAAGATAAAATCTATCTCCTTTTTGTACCGCACTACCCGTAAAATTGCCTTCAACAATAGCACTACCAATTGCCCATAATGCATTATTAATATTCCAAATACCTTCTTTAAAAGAGTAAGTATTTTTAAAAGAACGAGCATTTTTAGTAATGATTTGCTGAATAAAATCACCATGTACGCTACGGTTATCTTTCTTACCAAGTGCATTTGGTTTCTTTACTAACTCTCGGACAGTATTAAATAATCCTAATTGTTTTAAAGTAACTGATTTGCCAGTCTTAGCTCTATAATAGTAAAGCATATCAAAGGATGTGACTGGAGTATTTCTATTTCGAGATGTAATCGGTAATTTTGGGGTTTGTTTTATATTTGTAACAATATGCCTTGATAAAGTTGTTACCAGTCGATGACTTTCATTTGAAAACTCAGTAAGTGTTTCATTGAGTATGATCAATGCATCTATTAATTTCTGGGCCTCATTAACTTCATCTGCTTTATGCTTACCAACATGTAACCACCACAATCTTGAACCACCTGAAACAGATAAAATCAAATCATAATCTCTCGGATTTACCTTTGTTAAGGCGAATTTCTTAAGATTTGATTTTTCTGCTTTTTCTGCTATCTCTTTTTTAGATAAATATGCTTTTTTTATTTTATTAACTTCGTCATACTGTGAAACAAGTAACGAATACAGTTTTTTTAACTTCTCCTGCTCAACTTTATTTAGAATTTTAGCATATAGCATAAGTAACCCACTGATAATCTTAAAAATTTCACCAATAGATTTAGCCGAAATAATTTTCTTTTCCAACTCATTGATTTTCTTACTTAACTCTACGGATGAGTTTGCTAAAGAAACATAACTTTGAACTTTATTTGGGGCATAAGCAATTCTACGACCAAAGTAATAGTTTTCACGCTTCAGCTTTTCCATTTCACTGAATTCTGGTGGAAATATTGGCTTGATTACTGGTGGGTTTGCCACAACTTTAACTGTATCTAACACAACTGTTGTCATAATTTACTCCTTTTCATTTTCTTTAGTAGAATCTTCGAGATTTCTATTCGAACTGCCGCTATTTTGTTGGCTGTAATTAGTTAAATCGGTATCAAATTTCAGCCCTTCGGCTTGGTTTTCTCGGATTTCGACAATCCGTTGCCGTTTGACTTCGGCTGGGTTATTGCCACTGGCTCGAATCGCTTGCCCTTCGGTTGCCAGACCGCCTTTAATCCGCTCTTTCCACGCATTCGCCTCTTTGATGGGATCAATCCACGGCATTACAGGGCCGGAATAGACGGCATTAAACAGCGATCTTTCATCAATATCGGACGGGATTTTGATAGCTTGTGAGGCAATCGCCATTTTGAGCCACTCCCGATAAATCGGGCGACTGATTGCCGCCACAAACGCATCTTGCAATACCGCATAGCCTTCAAAACTTTCAACCAATTCTTGTCGCTGAGCAGAGTAAGTGCCGTTGTAGTCTCGGGCGATGCTCGAATAGCTCGAACGAGTACCGGCGGCAGTGGCTCGCAGTTGTCCATTGCGGAAAGTTTCCAAATTCACATTTGGGCGGTTGGAATTGATTAAGCCAATGTCTTCACCCGGTTTTAAATCATCAATCACTGCACCGGGGGCAATATCAAACAGGCGGTTGCCATCGCTGTTACTGTCGTCATCATACAGTGCCGCATCGCCTTTTTTAATGTACATCGTCATCGCTGCGGCAATGCGTGCGGCGACTCGTTCGCTCTCTTCGTACTCTTTCAGATCTGCCAAGCGCACAATCACGCCGTGCAACATACTCACGCCACGGATTTGATGTAACCGCTTACGAAAGGCGAGGTGCAACATATTTTCTGCCGACACGGTTTTCACTTTGCCGTACATTCCGTTACTTTCTTGCGGATTATCCAAATAGACTTGGTAAGCGGTAGGTTTCCGCCACGCATTGAGAAACACGCCTTGCACCAAGCCGTTTTTTGCCTCATCGGATTGCATTGGCACAAAGTCCGGCTCTAAGGCTTCGAGTGAAAACGCAATCGGCGAGCCGTGTTCTAACCCTGCCACTTTGCCTTTCACCAACTGCACGAACACTTCACCGTCTCGTAGCCAAGTTCGCAGTAGCATTCGCTCTAACAGGGGGCGAGTATATAAGCCTGTTACTTCGGGTTTCACCGACCATTCCGCCCACAGCTTGCGGATTTGCTCTGCGAGATCTTCGTGAACATCACCGGCAAGCGTGAGTGGCTGTGGTTCGATATGAATACCTTTCGAGCCAATCACCCGTTCTTCCATTTTGTCTAAAATGCCGATCACAATATCGTGATTTTGGTCTAACGCCCGTGCCTGTTCCCGTAGGCTGACCGCACTTTGGCGAACAGTAGAGTTTGCCCCTTTGCTCTCTCGGCTTGCCTTATGGGTTCGGCTAGGCTGTGCCGCCTCATAGGCATTTAGCACATAGCGATTTCGAGAGCGATTTGCCGCCCATTTCGGGGAAAGGGTGGCAATGGTTTTTTCGAGGAAGTTCATCAAATAAACCTCGCATATTTAATTCGATGCTGTTTGGTGTGTTGCCCGCTTTGGGCAAGTTGTTCATCCAGCATTGTTTGATAGCGATCACGCTGTTTGGTTAATTCCGCCACTTGATAGGATACCGACCGCCCGTTAAAGCTCACCTGCGATTGAGCGGTCTCAATTTTCTCATCAAGCGTGCGGATTTTGTCTTTGAGTTCATCGATGGTGTAAAGGCTCATAGCCAGCCTCCTGTTTTTCGTCCGCCACCACTTAGCCAACTGCTTTTTGCTTTGGTCGGTTTGGGTTGTGGTTTTGCGGGTTTTTCTTCAATTTCGACCGCTTGTTCAGCCGTTCTTGGCGTTTCCCGAATGATGTTAGGGTTGATGTCGGGCAGTTTTGCCCAGCTTGGCACATCGTTTTCATCGCCCCATTTGATTCGCTCGTAGCCTCGTAAAATTGCAATGGCGTGGGCATAGCAGAACAGGTCGAAGGCTTCGTTATTGCCTTTGCCCGGTTTCCGCCATTTGCCGTCGGCTCCTCGCTCCTCGTAGGTCAATTCATTGAAAAACCATTCGCCTAGCCAGTCTGGGAAGTGGATGTAGTTTGCCCCCACCGTATCACGGGAAAGGGCGTTGTTAATCCGATCTTTGAGGTAGTCGGTTTGGAGCAGATACAACGGCACATCGCCCCGTGCGGAGGCGTGGCGGTCGCTCCGTGAGGTGTTGTCGGGGTGCGTTTTGGTGATGAGCTTTTGCCGTTTGGTGCTGTCACCTTTGACTAAATAGACCCGTTTCGCATAGCCATCTCGGCGGCATTTTCGCCAAAATTGGTAGGCGTTGTCGGTTACGCCCTCTTCGCCGCCACTGTCCACCGCCATTGCCAAAATCGGCATAAAGTCGCTCGGCTTGTGAGCAAGGACGTAGCGTTTTTCCAGCACATCTGAAATCAGAATATGCCAATCTTCGGGAATACGAGGGTCGATTTTTTCGATCACACCATCTCTGTCGGGTAGTGTGTGCGAGATGTTGTAGCGGTCAATCAACCAGCGTTCGCCATTCTCGCCATAGCCAACCATCTGCACCACAAAACGGCGATTTTTGCCGCCCTGTACATCGACTGCCGCCACGATAAAGCGACATTGCGGTGGCACGGTTTTCTCTTCAACCTCTTCACGGCGTTCCATTAACTCATCAGAACGGCGTTGTTCTAATGCAGATCGTGGTAAGTAAGGTAACCCCCAGTCGGTATTTGTTACCGCTTTGAGGGTTTCCTCACTGCCAGTCATTTCATATTCGTGTTCGGCATTGAGCAGTTTGTAGGTGAGCTGCGCCCACGTTTGGTAGGCTGCCGCTGGCCCTTCAAGCCAAAAGGAGGCAATACGGGATTTGCGACTTTCGCCACTAATTTGACCGCTTGCATCAATTTTTTGCCCCTCTTTGAGCCATACGCCTTTGATGTTTAGCTCTCGTTTGAGTTCGGGCGGAATCAAGGCTTGGCAGTGGGGGCATTGTAGCCGTGCGTTTTCACTGGCTTTGACAAAATCGCTTTCTTCTCGGTAGCCAACCATATTTGCCATTGATGGTTCAAAATACTCTGAGCAACAAGGGCATTGCCAGTAAAATCGACGGCGATCACCGCGATTGTATAGGCTTAAAATGCCTGTTGTTGGTGGAGCCTCGTGGGTGCTTTTCGGGATATGTTTGAGATCAACAATATCTTTACCGGGCGAACTCTCCACCAAAGTCATTCCTGCTGACATAAAGGTGGTCGTCCGCTTTGAGGCAAGGGAGAAACCATCACCTTCACCGTCCACATCTTCGGGCCAGCGGTCGTAGTCAGTCAGAGCAACATATTTGTAGTCCGATGAAGAAAGCACATTGATAGACGGCCAGCCGATTTTGAGCAAGTTGCCCGCTCGGAAATACTTGTCGTGGACATTGTTATCGTTTTTGCGTGGGCTTAGCCGCTTGGCAATTTCGGGCGAACAGCGGAATGTGCGGTCAAGCCGTTTTCGGCTATGTTCGCTGGCTTTCTCTTGGGTAAGTTGCACCAACAGGAAATCGGACGGATCGCAGATAATTGAGTAGGTTATCCAGCCGTCAATCAAGCCGATGGTTTTACCCGTTCGTGCCGGCCCGACAAAAATCACCGCATCATATTCTCGGCTGTTGAGGCAGTCCATCGGTTCTAACATATAGGCGGCGGTGTGTTTATCCCATTTGACCGAGTTTCCTCCGCCAAGTGGCACACGCATATATTCCGCTACGGCATCGGAGACTTTCATTCGGCGAGGTGCTTTGACAGCGTTCGCCATATCACGGCGGATTTCTTTGGCACTTGCAAACATTAGTCATCTCCCTGTTCGGTCGTTGGGGCTTGTTGGATATGGAGAGCCATCTGATCTCGCACATCATCAATTACTTGTTGCACCCGGATAAGGTCTTTCGGCTGCAATCCACAATCCCGCTCCAAAATATCCGGCAAGGTTTCGAGTGTTTGCACTACTGCTTTTGCCATTGCACCCATTTCAAACGCCACTTCGGAGGCTGGGATTAGCTCGCCTGTTTTCTCCTCATATTTGAGACGTTCGTTTTCCGCTTGCCAAAATGACTTGCGATCAACCGGAGAGAGGCTATCGACATCCGCCGACATCTTTTCCGCCAACCCGGTGAGGATTAAATCACGCAGCGCATAGAGCTTTAATTTGCTGTTACTGCCAAGCGATGGGGTGAGCCCTGCCACTCGCTGAGATACTGTCTGGCGGTGCAATCCGGTGAGTTCGGCGATCTGATTGATGTTAAGTTTTAGATCAAATAAGTTATCCATTTGCTCAAATCCTAAAAAAATCAAAACCGCCTAAAAAAACGGCAACATCACAGGAAGATGATGATGCCTAGAAACCCAAAAAACTGCCGAAAACCGCGCTGCCGCAACCCCGTGGAAAGGGGTATCCCCTCGGGAGTACCTTTTACAAACTATGCAACACATTGCTTAGTTATGATCTTGATACAATCAAAAGCATAACTAAGTAATGTAACGCAAATGAAAAGGGAGCAATTAAGCTCCCACTCTCATTAGCGGTTTAATCCGCCAAGTTATTTAAACCCTTGCTTAGTCTGTGCTTGCCACTCTCTAATACGGTCAATTTGACTCGCACACAAATCACGCTCTCCCATTACTTTAATGAGATAATCCACCGTATCGCCGTAGGTTTTACCGCTAAATGCTGTCCGCTCGCACGGCACAAGGTAAGCCGCAGGCGGATATAAATACTCAGTGCTGACGATTGTTTTGCTAGTGCAACCGCTTAATGCTATCAGCAACACCATTAGGCAAATCAGCCTTAGCACAACTGTCTTGTGCCAGTATTGATGTAATTTCATTCTTGGCCACCTCCACTTTATTCCGCAGCTCATTTGCAATTTTTTGGCTTTTTTCGACCGCTTGTCGCTCTTGCTCTAAGCTATCGGTTAGCCGTTGATTGGCTTTTTGCTGCTGCTCAATGGTTTGGGCTTGTGTTTGGTTTTCGGCTCTTAAGCCATCAATCTGCTTGGACTGGTGCCAAATCCAGCCACACAAACCCAAAATCATTACTGTGGCAGCTAGATAAATGTATTTAATCATTTAGTCCGCCATTAGCTTTTTATAATAAGCTGTACGCTGAGTTAGACCGTGCGTTCCGCCATTAATCTTTTTAGTAACAGTAAGAATGTCGCTAAATTCGGATAACTTGCGACTTACCCAGTACCAAACAGCCACCTGTACTGTCAATGCTAGATTTTTAGTGATTTGGTCGGGGTCAGTCACTAGACTTGGTAAGCCTTCCCATTTAGCAAACTCGATATAATTTGCCTTACCGGTAATTTGAATTAAGCCACGCCCACGATATTTCCAACCATCGCCACTTTGTTCATTGCCGTTACCCATTCGATTTGCATACACCCGATTAGCAATAGCACGCTTATCTCGAGCATAAAGTACGACATTGTGTTGGCTAAAGTATTTCGGGAATGTTCGCAATAGAGCAGTTGCAGAATAGTTAAGGTTTTCTTCAAATACACTATATCCGGCACATTCCACACCACACTGAGCCAAGAACATCGCCTGTTGCTCTTTTGTTTTGCAGCCTGCTTTTTCAATGTGTTTGTCAATAATTGAGTAAATACCACTAACTGCATTAGGGAATACTTGTTTAAACTTACTTTCACTAATCCACATTTTCACCACCTGCTTTTTTGTTCAAGAATTTTAAAATCATCTGGCGAATTGCACTTGTACCCAATAATCCAATTCCCGCACCAATAGGGGTAATCAGTGATACATCAGCATTGATATAAATTAAAATAGGACGCATTGAGCCAGCAATAACGCTACACAAGATAGCCTCTGCCAGCACTCGTTTAGGTGTATCTGTTTTACCATACAGAAATGACTTGGTAATAGATGTAAAAAAAGCAATGATAACGCCACAAATCCAGCCATTATGATTGCTTAAAAACATTACAAGATAATTCCAAGCCTGCGTATATATATCAGGGTTCTTTTCAGGCATTGTATTCATACTCCACCCCGTTTCGAGGCAATAAAAAAGCCCAGTCGTGAGACTGAGCTTTGGTTAAAAATTCTGCTAGAATACTGTTCCCCAACAAATAAACTAGCAGAGGGTAAAAATGATTGAATTTACTCTGTCCCATCAGAAGCATTTAACCTTGCTTCACGTCATTATTACTGGCAAATGGATAAATTTTCCTACTTCGGAAGTGCTGAACGCAATCTGATATACGTCGAGATGGCCAGCCCACGGCATAGCGATCTTGAGATTTTTCTTGATCTTCTTCACCGCTTTTTGACTGAGTATTTAGTTGTTCCGTCATAGCAATCCCTCATTGATTTTTGTAGCTAAGATAGATCTTCAACCCTTGGGAAAGGGAAATTTGGCGGAGCCTTAATTCCTAACTTTTCATCTCTTAATCGAGAGAGGGCTTTGCAACCAGCAAAAGTAAGTGTTCCAGCTTCAGAAAAATAAGGCTTATCTTCACCAAATTTTTCTCTGCATTCTTGAATTGCATCATCAAGGTTATACATAACATTTACTCACGTTTGGCAAGGGTGGCTGGACTCAAACCAACAACCAACGATTTTGGAGACCGTTGCTCTACCTATTGAGCTACACCCTTAAAATAAAAAGCCCCAAGCATTTCTGCTCAGGGCTGTAAAATTCTTTTTAAGTTCACCACCTATGCAATGAACCGCAACTTACCACAAATAATACACTTTATACTTAAGCTATACAACACTTTTTAATCAAACAAATACAAAAAAGCCCATAATTTACAAAACTATGGGCTTTCTAATGAAAATTCACTTGTTTTATTCGGTGTTCCGAACTATAATAATCTCACTTTCAACGGTTCGGGTTGAAAGTGAGTGTGAGGCTTAATCCTCACGCTTGAAGAAGGAACAAACGATGTTTAAGTACATTGTCCTAGTTATCTTCTTGTTAGTTATCAGCTCCCCAGCCTACTAACTTGAAATAACTCGCTGGGGGCGAAAGCTCCCAGCTCTTCAAACAGGGTCATTTTAGGAATTTAGAATGAAATTGTCAACCAATGAATTAAAAGCACTATCTGATGAAAGAAGAGGGGTGAGAGCGAAATCTTACAAGCTAAGCCTCGAAACTATTGCTCTTATTGAACAATTATCGAAGCAGTTAGATATGCCTCAAAACCAACTGATTAAGTTAGCCGTTGAGAAACTACAAGAACAGACGAATCTCACTACCAATTAATACTCCCTCCACAAATCGCTCGGCAAGTCGCAATTCATTTTCAAAGGCCCCCTTGCTGAGCGACAACTTCTGCCAAATAGGCTTATTTTCTAGCCCTGCAACATACCGCAGATACAAAATAGCAAATTGCAGTTCATCACTCTCGAGTGATTCTAACTCCTCACGCTTATCGTTCGGTTTAGCTAAATTGGCAAGGTATGCTTTGGCTTTACCGGCTGGGTCTAGTTTTCTAATCTGCCGATCAACCTTGGCTAAGGTATCATCATCTAATCGAGGTAAATAGCGTTGTTTTTCTCTCTCTTGCGGAGATTCACGCATAAACGCCTGCATTGTTGGATAGCCTTTGCAATCCGTAAACCTAACGAAACTACCCCATAAGTTTAATACACCTTTAATATCAATTAACATTCAAACGCTCCTTAATTCTCACAATGACCGCACCGCCTTTTTGATTGCCTTTGTCCTCAAATGTGAGCTTTTTCACATATTTTCGGGAGTCATCAACAATCACTTTGCTATATACCAACGAATCTAAAATACACTTACCTAAGTTATCCAAATCCCGATCTCGGTTATCGGGGAAGTAAACATCACACTCAATTTCAACCTGTCCGCCAAATTTCGGCTTATTTCGAGTAGCAAGAAATGTTGCCCATTGGTAATCTTTACCTCGTTTACACACCACTCGTCTTGTTTTGCTTACCCACCGCCAATAGTCATTTACGCTTGGCGGATAGGGCAGTATTAATTCAACCATCTATTTCTAATACCCCCAAACCTAACGCTCGATGTAAAAACTTAATCAACAACTCTAATTGCGAGCCGTAATCTTGCTCAAACTTACCCACATTACGATGTAATTCATCATGGTGGATTCGGCAGAGTGGTATTACAAATAAATCGTGCTGTTTACTCCCCATCGCTCCGCCATAGCCGATAATATGATGTGGATCGTCTGCTTGTTTACCGCAACACATACAAGGCTGAGCTTTTACGTACTGCAACCACTTCCGCCATTCAAACCGCTGTAATTTCGGTTTTGCCATAAATGCCGCCAACGGCTCCGGCTCGACTTTCAGTTTTAACTTTTCAGCCCATTGTTTTAGATTGGCTCGAGCATTCGGCACATCATCAAAGCCGATATTACTTTCTTTATTCACACCGCTATTATTCAAAGCCGGATAACCTAAAAAGTGCTGTAAGGCATTATCATCTAACTCATTTAACAAACCTTTGATACTCGCAAACAACACTAAGTCCGCAAATTCAATGACGGTAGCTTGTGTCTTGCGTAAGGTTAAGCGGATTTGTTGGGCGATAAATCTTTCCCAGTTTTTATCTGCCAATGCTTCTAATTTTTCAGTTGGGATTTCACCGTCCATTCGCATTTTGTCGTGATGCCAACATAACTGTACTGCACCATTCTCAATATTTGCGATTACTCTTTCTGGGTGACAGTATTTACCATCTCGGCATTGGCACGTCTGAATTGACTTTACAAACCGCATATACGGCAAATCATTACTATATTTGTCACGCTGATTTAACGTTGAACGAACTTTTGCCGATTTAGCAAACTCTGCCAACTCTTTACAAGCGGTCGAATTTGCCAAAAAATTTGCAACCTTGCCTGATTTAACCGTCGCTAAATCGGTCGGTGCAGGTTGCAACAAAGTCCGCTCACCGAAAGCAGCAGGAGATATATCTTTAGGCACTTTGTAAAACACAATACCCACTTCGGTTTGAAAGTAAGGGGTAAGTAGCAAACCTTCCGCCATTATTGCCCCCATTTCTCGGTTTCATCATAGGCTTTCACGAATAGCATAAATACGCCAATACAGATTAAAAAAATCAGTACGCCAATCACTGCACCAATACCAATAAATAGTTCCCAATAATCCATTTTATTTACCCCATTCCTTGATTTTATTAAGTGGCATTTGACGAGTAACCAATCCCTCTATGAACGGATCAAACACAACAATCATCGAGCCTTTATTATTGCCCTGAGCCGGTTTACCTGTTACTGGGTTAATAAATTGTAGTCGTCCTGTACGCCAAGTGCCTTTTTCATCGTGATAGCCTATGATGTCTATAACCTCATTAGCGTGTTGCTGGATAATGGTGTACCATTCTGTAGTCTTATCCGCTGGTAACAGCATTACCACAATATGACCGGCTTTTTTCAGCTCTGCCGCCCGTTGTACAAACGGCAGTGGGTTGCTGTATGGCGGATTCACGAAAATACGCAGTAATTCGCCCCACTCTGCCACACATTCCAAGATCACATCGAGCAAGTTATCTGCCAAGAAATCCTCGGCAATCTGACCACTTAGCGTGTCTTCGTCCAAGCCTTCTGCCGCTTTGCCAATCCAGTAGCTATACAATGCGTTTTTGCCGTTAGAACAACCGTCAATGTGAAACCACGCATAGCGATGATTTAGCCAATTACGCAAATACTTTGGCGTTTGCCAAGTGTCTCTATCAAAATCTGTCATTGTCTAATCCTTACGAAAATGTCGGTACTTTTAGCCGGTCGATACGCTCAACGGCATTTTTAATCTCTTGGCTGATAATCATCGGCAAATCTCGCTCAAGTGGTCGCTTGTTTTTGGTGTTGATAGTGGCGTGGTACATCACTAAATTGCGTTTGTTGGTAAAGTCCAACGCTTTAAACGGATTGCCACTCAATGATTTCTGGAACAATGCTCGTACTTCTTCTACCGTTGGCATAATCAAGCGTTTCTCAAGCTCTGCTGGTGCAACCCACTTACCATTTACGCAAACAGGCTTGCCGTTATCCGCCCAAGCTTTTGATTTAGGCAGATAATCCGCAAAATTCGATTGGCGAAAAATCGTTTTAGGGCAGAGATATTCACGCATTTTTTCATCTCGTCCCCATTTAGCGACAAGGTAGTCCACCACTTGGCAACAGTCCGCCACCGAACTTTCCCGAATGCGTGCAGCGATGTTTTTCACCCAAGGCTTGAGTGAGTAACCCACAGGCTTACGCTCGCCAAGTTGCGCCGCCAGCGTTGCCAAAGCCGAATTGAGATAATTCAATACAACTTCAGCCGGGGCAGGTTCCCCCGTTGGGGGATTAAGGGGGGTAGTATGATCATTATTATTTTTATAATTAGTATTATTATCTGTCGGATTTTTTTCCGAGCTTTCTCGGAAATTTTTCCGAGTTTGTTCGGATTGATTTCCGACACTCGGATTTTTTTCCGACTCTCGGATCGGCTCGAATTTATTCCATTCACAACCTTTTTCAGTTAAACGGACATAATCTTTACCGTCCATTTTGAAGTGGTCGATAATGCCTTTTTCTTTCAACACCTTATATTGGCGGTAAACCGTATCTTCTTTGCTAAATACAGCAGGTAACTCTTCGCACACTTTGCTAAACGACATCCAGTAATAGGTTATGCCGTCAATAACCACCGCTTTTGCCCAACTGGAGGCTTGATTGATTAAATCGACCAATGCCCCCTGCGTGATGTTGATTTCCCACTCCACTAAGCGGACGTTGTTTATTGTTGATGTGAATCTCATACCGCCACCTTACTGTGATAATATTTGCCGTTCCAATCAGCTTTCATTGGTAACTTACCTTGTAAATAAGCCTCAAAAATCTTAACCGCACCTTTCTCAAGCAAAATTGGCTTGTAGGTAGTCATCTCAATACGCTCTACAGGATCAACCTCAATTCGCTTAAATGATTCCGTTAGATACTTATCCCGAACTTGGCTACACACTCGCCAACAATGCTTTTCTTTGTATAACCAGCCACGAGTTCGCAAATAATCATTAATTTTGTTGCTGTTTACGCCATTCAGCCCTTTCACAAATTGGGCTGGTGTTAAACCAGGTTCAAAGTACGATTTCAGTGCATTGTTCTCTTCGGTCTTTTGCTTGTTCTCTAACTGCAATAACTGATTTTGTTCTGCTTGGTCTGCCGCCAAACGTAACGCTTCCGCATACGTTTGTGGAATATGAGGTGTTTTAGAAGATTGCGGCACTTGCGTTTCCAGCTCTTGCCAGCGGTCGATAATTTTCTTTCTAAGCAAAATATTGTAGCCAGAGATAATTGTCAGCGTTGCTGATTTATCTAGGTAATAGATTGGGTAACTTTGATTATTTTGAGGATTAACCTCATATCGACATATAACTCCGCCAATAGGGGTATGTCCAAAAAGTTCTACACCCTCTTTTCCGCTCCAATCAAGAGATTTAACATTAATTCCTCTCTCCATTTGGATAATAGCACCAACATAAGCCCTAATGTCTCTTAAAACGTGACGATGTTCTTTTTCGCATAACTCTGCTATCTCACGACTACTCATCGTAATGCTTGATTTCTGTTCTGAAATGTTTAATAATTGATTCATCGAAAATACCTTTCGTTGTTTAGTTTTAAAGAGCCACCGTTCCAGCGGTGGTTTTTTAATTGTTAAAAACCCACCACGCAAGCAGCATAAAAATTGCCACTCTAATAAAAATTGAATTTTTACTGTGGTAGAATGATTTGAATTTTTCTAAAAAATTTTTCATTGTTGGTAACTTCTATGTTTTCGCTTCTTCGAGATTTATTCGCTTATATCGTTTCTCTTTCAGCTCTAGTAACTCGTCTTTATCCGCAAGCTCAATACTTAAGTAATCAATAATCACCGCCACCATTTCCACATTATCTGCAAATGTACGGCTAAATTGTGATTCACTCAGTCCGATTGCTCTTGCTAGTTTCTTATGCGTCACCGTTGCGGATTTTCGATGAATCAAATCCACAATCGCTCTTGCATTTTTTGTTAATTCATTGCGTGGCATTGCACATTCCTTTGGGTAAATTAATCCCACAGATCGGGGCGAAGCTCAGATTTGGCTACTTCGCCATTCGTGACTTCTTCAATTTTCTTAGCAAGATAGGCTGGCATTGGTGAATACCCTGTTTCAACTTGTCGTAAATAAGATTTGGAAATACCAAGCTTTTTTGCAAAGTCAGCTTTGAAACCACGAGGGCGATCTGACAAATAACTAGTTAAGTTCATTAACACTCCCGTTAAGTAAAAATTAGATTGAGTTTAGATTTAACTAAATACAAAGTCAAGTAAAGTTTAGCTTTTGCTTGTTTAGGAAATTCTAAATAAAATAATTTAAAAATGAAAAGTGAGGTTAATTATGATTAAAGGTATGACTCTGCCAGAGATTCGCAGAAAAAAACTTACAGAATGGTTCAACACAAGAGATATTCCAGAAAAGGAAAAAAGCTACATATCACAATTAAAATCAGGAAAATCATCTTTTGGTGAGCGTGCAGCAAGAAGATTAGAGAATGAATATGGAATGCCTAGCTTTTATTTGGACTATGATGAAGAAACAGAAAGTGCGATTGTGTCTGCTATGTCAATTCAAGAAACACAGTCTCATCAATACCCCATTCATCTAATTGACTTCAAAGCTAAGGCGGGCGAAACAGGTTTTATCAATACTAACTATCCTGAAATTATTCAATCTATCTATTTCTCTTTAGACGGCTTGCTTGAAATTGTAGGGCGAAAATCAAGCAATGGCATTGAGATGATCACCATTCCAACTGATAGTATGAGCCCAACAATAAACAAAGGGGATGTTGTTTTTATTGATACTACAATCAATTATTACAATAACGAGGGTGTTTATATTTTTGTTATTGATGATGAAGTTTATATAAAAAGACTACAAAAAATTCCAGGTGGTATTTATAGAGCCCTATCGGACAACAAGACTTACGAACCTTTTGATATAAAAAGAGAAACCTTAGATACTGCTATTATCCTTGGGAAATTTATTCGAGTATTGCCAATAAATCCTAAAGACTTGTAGGCATTAGCGTAGCGGTTGAGCATCGGAGCTATTTGTAGCCAGCGGTTGTTTTATTGGGTAGAAAGGAAGTTAAAATGAATAATAAACGCATTAAACCTGAACAGTTTGCGGATTTTATCACGCAACGTACTGGGCGGAATTTAACTTGCCCTATTTGTAATAGCCAAGAACATTATTTACACGATGGCTATGACACTTTTACGGAATTATGCGGAGAGAAAATTATCGGTGTTCCAACCATTCCATACCGAATAGAGCCATCATCCTGATGAAGTTATGAAATTTGCAGCTCCTGAATTTCATTCTTTGCATTTCAATGAACGGGAAGGAACAAAATATTGGTTAGACCAAAAAGCGAGAACAGCCGTTATTGTCACTTGTGTTTGCTGTAATAATATGCTTTTTTTCGACAGAGAGAGAATTTTAGAATGGATTAAGGGCTCACAAAATGAATAGACCAATGATTCAAAATGATCCTAGAGATGCAATCATACTATCCTTACTTGCAAATGCAGTATACGGCGGGCATAATAATTCACAAATTAGTTATCAGGAGACTGAAGAAGTGAATTTAGATGCTCGATTAAGACAAGTTGAAGGCGATGTAAGAGAAATCAAGTCAAATTATTTGACGAAAGAGGCTTTTTATAAAGCTGGTGGCTCTACACTCATTGCATTAGTAGTTACTGCTGGAATTGCATTATGGACAGTATATTCACACCTTGACACCAAAGTTGAAGCTCGATTCTCGAAAATTGATGATAAGTTTGTCCAAATAGAGACCAATATCAAAAATCTTGATATTCGCCTCACTAAAGTTGAATCTAGATTAGATAATGTCGAACAACGACTAGACAATGTTGAGCAGCGACTAGGCAATATGGAGAAGAAAATAGATGGGGTTGATAATAAACTCGATCTGTTACTACAACAATTCAAAAGATAAAATAATATTCCTTGAATAAACCGCCCTCGTGGCGGTTTTCTTTTCTGCTACAAAAAAACACAACAAAAATGTTGCAATACCAACAAAAATGTTGTATTATTTCCTTGCTGTTTTGATAAGGAGGTATCTTATGAAATACAGCGAGTTCCTGAGGTACTTACTTGCTCAAGGTTGCGAAATTGAAAACCATAGGCGAGGCAGTCATCGAAAGGTAACACTAAACGGAAAACAATCGGTTTTTCCTTATCACGGGAGCAAAGAGATTGGTACAGGTTTAGTAAATAAGATTAAGAAAGACTTAGATCTTAAATAACAAAGTCCCTCGAAAGAGGGGCTTTTCTAGGAGTTTATATGTTACGCTACCCAGTTGAAATTACCCCTGATGATAACGGCACATACCTTGTGACTTGCCCTGATATTCCTGAAATGGCAAGCGTAGGTGAGGACTTAGAAGAAGCCCTATTAGAAGCACAAGATGGCTTAGCCACAGCCCTTGAATTCTATTTTGATGATAGACGAGAAATACCAATGCCAAGCCCAATTAAAGAGGGACAACATACGGTTAATCTTACCGTGCTGCAATCAATGAAAGTATTTCTCTTAAATGAAATGATTAAACAAGGTGTACGTAAAGCAGAAATGGCAAGACGATTAGATGTACACTTACCACAGATAGATCGCCTATTAGATTTTAATCATTCCACAAAAGTAGAATTTGTTGAGAAAGCCTATGGTAAGCTAAATCAACGCTTTACTATTCTCCCTCACTAATAAAATAACCGCCTACGGGCGGTTTTCTTTTCCTAAGAACAATAAAACCCTCCGAAGAGGGCATTATTAAGCGTGAGCAGTTTCTCCATAATTTCCACCAAAATGAAAAGGCATAACAGGATTTAACCGCTGCTGCTTTAACTCCCATAAATCATATTTGGTTTGTAAGTTGAGCCATAACTTAGCCGTACTAATTCCTGCTTCTTCTAAACTTAACGCCAAATTTGCAGTCATTGGTGTTTTGCCGTGTAATACTCTTGATAAAGTTTCACGAGAAAACCCAAGATGATCTGCTAATTCTTTAATTTTGATGTTATTTGGTTCAATAAACCCATCTAATAAAACTTGACCTGGATGTGCTGGTTTACGCATAACTCCCCCTAATGATAATCTTCATAATTCAAAATATAAGCATCGCCATTTACAAATTCAAATGTAATCCGCCAGTTGCCATTAACCGTCATAGAATAAATGCCTTTTCGATTTCCTTTTAACTCGTGGCATTGGTAAAAAGGCATAAATTCATCAATACTTTCTGCTGAATCAATCAAATCTAAAATACCATCGATTTTACGCTGATGATTAAGCTGAATACCTTTTGTTATCCCTTTTTCAAAATATTGTTTTAAGCCTTTATGCTTGAAACTCTTAATCATAATGATACCCGCCAAACAAATGTGATATAAATATATCACAAAAAATAAGTAAGGCAAGATATTTCGAGTGTATTCCTGTGTAATTATCCTTTCTCTCTATGCATTCTGTTTAAAAAACAAGCAATCAAACAACCTTTCTAAAAATAAATTCTCTTTAAAATCAATTATTTATAAAGATATCTTTAAATAAATTCTTATTTATATAAAGTTTTATTTAAATAATACTTTACAATAAATAAAGATTTCTTTATTATACACCCATCAAAACAAACAACGCCACAGACAAAGGGGAAACCAAAATGAACGCACAAACAACGCTAAACAACCACAAAGACTACATTTTATGCGGACGCAAAGAAAAACGCACCAGTGATTTCATCAATGTGTTTGAGGTCTTTGAAAATGAAGCCACGCAAGAGTTTGTGATTGAAAGAGCAATGTTCAGAAATGGCAAGTTAATCGACTGGAACCAAAGCGACAAAATGAACGCTGAGCAAGCTCAACAACTTTGGCAAGCCTACATTCACTAAGAATTTTTATCAAAGCCCTTTACTGAGGGCTTGAATAAAGGTTCTAGACCTAGCCCACATAGCAGGCAATAGCCGAGAGATAAGCAGAGACTGTGGGATGTTCTTTAACAATTTAGTGCTTGTGCGGACGATATTAACAACCTCGAGCAGTTGTAAAGTAATGCTTTATCACTCGGCAAGGTTGGTTAGACCCTGACATACAAATTTGAACGACTTGCCAAACAGAGGTGGCAAGGTTTAGGCAACACACTCGCAAGGTGTGGAGAGCTGAAAAGGCAACACTGGTATCAGTCCTAAGCAATCACGCTTATCTCAAGTTTGAGTAAGTACGGATACAAGCAGCACCCGACGGAATGGCAAAAGCCGGACGGGCGACGGCGTGGGCAGACACGCATTATTCCAAAGCGTATTTAAGAAAGTATGTTCTGGAATATTTAACTAGAGGTAAATTATGAAGGTAAAACAATGCTTATTAATTTTATTTATTATCAACGTCAACCCTATTGGTTTGTTGATCCATAGCTGGGCTTTTAATAATTTTATTAATTATCAATGCAAAGACATCCAAGCAAAGGATAAACATTTGCCAAAAAGCTGTAGCAGCGACCAAATAAAAAATATAGAGCAATGTATAAGTAGGTAGTCCTGGTAGGGCATTAGCCAGTAAATGATCTTGTATATCTATTGGTATATATAGCCAACAGATAATAAAGGACAGAAACCAAGTTGTAATACGCATAACTATGTTATCAAAGTGTTCTTTTATTATAGAAAAGATAGAGGGTATCAATACTTCCCACATTGTAAAGTTCCTGATTTTTAGTGATGAGAGGAGAGGTCTTTAATTATATTCCTGCGAGTGGTGAGAGACAAGCAGGGCTTGCTGTCCGTGGCAAGTATAAAATCACGGACACTGTTTACTACAATCTAGACGTAAGTCGCTCCATTTGCCCACCGTAAAACGTGGGCTTTTTTTACCCGAAAGGACAATCCTATGAACAAAATGAAACAACTTGCCCCATTTGCCTTGCTAATTTTGCTATTAGGCATTGTCGGGCGAATGGATTATGACGACCACATACAAATGCAACGTTACAAATGCGAACGAAATCAAGGCGTTTGGCAAGTGGAAAGCAACGGCAATCAATACTGCGGAGGCAAATATGACACGAAATATTGAAACAGGCGTAGAGATTGTGGCGGTCGGCAAATTGCAGCATTCAACCTATCCACAATACAGCCGCCAAAACGCAATTATGTTGATTAACCGCAAAATTGAGCGGTTCAACGTTGGCAGAGATAAACCGATTTCACTTTATAAGGAGTAATAAAAATGGCAGGAATTAACAAAGTGATTATTGTCGGTCGCCTAGGTAACGACCCGGAACTACGAACAATGCCAAATGGCGATTCAGTCGCCAAAATCAGTGTGGCAACTTCGACCGAATGGACGGATAAAGTATCAGGCGATAAAAAACAAGCCACAGAATGGCATAGCATTATCGCCTTTCGGAATTTAGCTGACATTATTGGCAAATACCTGAAAAAAGGCTCACAAGTCTATGTTGAGGGCAAACTACGCACTCGCAAATGGCAAGCCCAAGACGGCACAGACCGCTGGACGACCGAAATCATCGCCGATCAGCTACAAATGCTCGGTAGCTCAAACAGCGGAAACAGCAATAATAATTGGGCAACCGAACCGGCAGGAAACCCACCGCCAACCAATCCATATAACCACGTAATGACGGATTCAGAATCACGAGATTTTGATGATGATATTCCGTTCTAATAATTTTATTCAAACCCTAATTAGGAGAACCCAAAATGGCAAAAACAAACGTACCTGAATTTTTAGATGAATTAGATTGCGGTATTTTCAAAGACAAGCTCGCAACAGCTCTTTCAGATGTGGCGTTAGGTGTACTAACCCACGATAAAAAGGGTAAGGTAACGGTTGAATTTAGCTTAGACAAAATGGATAGCGACAGCCCATCTGTTCAAATTCAGCACAAATTGAGCTACGTTAAACCAACTAAGCGTGGTAAATCAGCTGAAGAAGATACGACCGCCACACCAATGTATGTTCATAAAGGTGGGGCATTATCTGCTACACCTGAAAAAACAGAAACGGCAGTAAAAGAAAGCCCTAGCGGTTTAAAAGCTCTTTCTAAAGCAGCTGCTTAATTTTCGATAGCCACGTTAATGCGTGGCTTTATTTTTTACTCAAACAAAAGGAACTTAAAATGGACAAAACGACACTTCAACAAATCTCTGCTCTTGCTGTAGCTGCAACTAAAGAGGTTCAAACTGATTTTGGCACAGTAATGTTACCTGAAGGCATTACATTACAATCACTAGAGCATTTCCAAGCTCACCGTAACCAATTTCGTGCAGCGTTTTCAACACAGCGTTTTGGTAGCCTGATTGAATATGCTATCGCCAATTCCCAAGAAAACGCACAATGCTTTATCGACCAAGAGAAAATGAGTGCGGAAATTGTATTTGATATGGGCAACCGAGAACAAGCCGGTCACGCAAAACATCGTGCGAAATTAGCAATGAAGAAAACCGCAGCCTACAAAGCTCTATGCGAAATTAATGGCTCACGCCGCTCACAGCGTGATTTTTCTGATTTCCTCGAAGATTGGGGCGATTACTTAATAGCTTACCACCACGAAGATGAAATCAGTATTAAAAATGCCGTCCAAGCGGTGCGTAAAATGACGATTGACTACGCCCGAAATGAAGAACACGAACTTAGCGATTTTGCTGCTAAAAAATCAGCAATGGAATCGGTGGAAGCTAAATCTACACTGCAACTGCCAACTCATCTTGTATTTACTTGCAATCCATACAATGGCTTAGACACTCGATCATTTACTCTGCGTGTACAGGTGCTAACCGGTAGCGGTGAACCTGTACTAACTGCCCGCTTAGTTCATGCTGAGCAAATTGAAGAGTCTATTGCGACTGAGTTTGCGGAAAAGCTAGCCGATGCACTTAGCGAAACATCAATCAAGGTCAATATCGGTACGATTGCGATCTAGCTTGTAAGTTAGCTTATAAGTTTACTTGTAAGTTTTTAATGAAAATTGACCGCTTGTTGAATACAAGCGGTTATTTCTCGAGGAAAATTCACGATGAAAACAACCCAACATATTTTAGATGAACGTGAACAACAACACGGCAACTACAACAGTTTCGCCAAGATTTATGGTGGTTTACGCAAAGTAAGCGACCCGCACGCAGAGAAACTTACTTGGCGGCAGCAAATCTCGGTTGAAATGATACTGTTTAAACTGGCTCGTATTTTGAATAACGGCTCAAACCACCAAGATAGCTGGCAAGATATTGCCGGATATGCCCTATTAGGCGGCGATATTTATACTCCGCAATCATCAGACAATACCAATACCAAAGGCTTACCAAAACCATTAACAGATAGCATTTATCCCGAATCACATCTTGATAAAAATGCAGTATGGCGGCTGGATTTGGAGTTTGAAACGAAAGAGCAAGCGGTGGCGGTATTGGAAGCCGTAACAGGCAAGAAATATAGTGAAAATATAACTTAGGGGGAATTTATGAGCAAAGAAAAATATTTTTCAGTTGATGTATCAAATGATATACATATCCTAAATCTGCACGAAACCTTAGAGCAAGCAAAACAAAGCTGTTTAAATGGTGCTGCTGAAGCCTATGAGTTTGCCAGTGAAATGGATGATTGCGAAAACTATGAAGCCAATGATTTACCATATGCAGTTTATGGCGTTGTTTTAGGTAGAGCAAAATCAGATATTCGCCCGCTTACAAGTGAAGAAAAGGAATCTGGGTACTTTGAAGAGGTTGACAATTTTATTGAACAACCAGAACTTGTAGAAACTAATGGCTGGATTTCGGTTAAAGACAAATTGCCAGAAATCCACGAAGAAGTGTTGGTAACAAACAACTTTATTATGATAGCTAAGTTTAATGGCGAAAGCTGGATTACATCGGGAGGTATCTTAGGTATTCAGCCTGTTTACGATGTTACTCATTGGCAACCACTTCCTGAACCACCAAGGGAACAATAAAATCCTGTAAGGTTTTAGATATGTTTAGAAATGAACTCCAAGTAATGGACGGTAAACGTTATGTCGTGCTTGAATGCCAATTTCGCCGCGAATGGAAAGTTGCAATAGAGTCTAGAGGTACTGTAACGAGTGGCGAAGCTATCGAAATTTGTCAGTATTGGATCAAGTATAAAGGTGTAAAACCTGAGCAGCTTAAAGTTGTTGAAGTGCCTGATATTTTGAAGGAATAGGCATAAGTTAGTTAAGAACGGCGACATTATAAGTGCAGCAACACTTATAATGCCAGCTACGCAAAGCACACTTGCATATAGCCATACGCCGCCACCTAGCTAGGTAGGCGGAATTTTATCAAAAAATGAAGTAAAAGTGTATTTATATGCAATCATTAAGATTAATTGAGATCCGCTGTAAGTATTGCCAAAAATTATTGGCAAAAGCGAAAGATGTACAACATTTAGAAATTAAATGTGTACGTTGTAAATCAATCAATAAATTTAACTGAATTGAGTGTCTGAGCGTTAAGAACGCCTGAACGCCATAGGAGAACTATGGCAAAGCAAATCTTTAAACAAGCCCCACTTCCGTTTGTAGGTCAGAAACGAATGTTTCTAGCTCAGGTTTCTCAAATTTTAAATGAGAATATTCCTGATGACGGCCAAGGTTGGACAATCATAGATGTATTTGGTGGTAGTGGGTTATTAGCTCATACTGTCAAACATATCAAACCAAAAGCTCACATCATCTACAATGATTATGATGGATATGCGGAGCGGCTAAAGCATATTCCCGATACAAATAGGCTACGCAAGCAAATTTATGACATTATTGGGGAGAGTACGCCTAAAAACAAGCGATTAGATCCTGATAAGAAATCTCAAGTTATCAATGTTATTCAGTCTTTTGATGGGTATATTGATGTAAATTGTGTGGCTTCTTGGTTGCTATTTAGCGGACAGCAAATTAATAGTTTAGAGAATCTATTTAACAAAATATTTTGGAATGGTATTCGCCAAACCGATTATCCAAGTGCGGAAGGCTATTTAGATGGAATAGAAGTTACTCACGAAAGTTTTCATAAACTATTACCACGTTTTCAGCATAAAGATAAGGTATTGTTATTACTTGATCCGCCATATCTTTGTACTCGCCAAGAAAGCTATAAGCAAGCCACTTATTTTGATTTAATCGATTTTTTAAGATTAATCAATTTAACTAAAGTGCCTTATATCTTTTTTAGTTCAACAAAAAGTGAATTTGTGAGGTTCGTAGATTTTATGGTTAGCGAGAAAAAAGATAACTGGCAAACTTTTGAAAATGCGAAATGGATTAAAGTTAAAGCTAGTCTAAATTATCAATCTACCTATGAAGATAATTTGGTTTATAAATTTTGACATTTAATGAATGATTGACAATTAACCGCTTGTTCCGCAAGCGGTTATTTTTTGGAGGAAAAATGCACATAGAAGACAAAATCGCTTGGTGGCTTGCCAATGGAGAGACAGGGGTAAGCAGTAAAACAATGGCTTTTTACCTTGGTTACGGAATAAGACCAAAAATAGAAGGCTACCCACACGATGTATCGGATTTCAGGCGTTGCTTTCTGTTGTTGGAGACAGTCCCTTTTTTGCGAAATAGGATTGAAAAAATGGCTGAACTTGGGAAAGTTTGGGCTGCACTTGCAAAAGAATGGCACACATTAGAGGCTCTCTACAACGAAGAGGAAGGTCAAATAAGATGCCCCAAAACCTATGCTAAGTTGAGAGAAATCCTAGAAGCCAACGAAGAAAATGTTGTCCGCATCGGTAATGTGAGCATTTCGATAGGTTCAACGACTTAACGATTATTTAACCAAATCCCTCTAAATGAGGGGTTTATTTGGAGAGAATATGGAACAACCTACTGAATTTTTAACGAAAGACGAACTTGCTGATTTAACAGGCTATCGTCAAAAGAAAAGACAAATCGAATGGTTGAGGGAGCGTCACTATATAATTCAAGATGAAAACAAGTATAAGCCATTAGTGCTATACAAAGATGTCTATGGGCACCCCCGCCAACAATATCCAGAAGCTCAATCCACTGGGAAATGGAAATCACCTGCTTATTTAATGGGAGTGAAAAATGGGAAGACCACGCAAACAACAGAATCGCTACTTACCTGAGAATTTACGTCCAAAAACAGTTACACGAAAATCAGGCAAAACTGTCATTTATTGGCTATATCGCACGCACGGAAAAACGGAAATCTCTCTAGGCACAAATAGAAATGAGGCTTTTATTAAGGCTGCTCAACTCAATATAGAAAGAGAAAGCCAAACTGCCAGAATTACTTTCGGGCTTGTAGCCAAACGTTATCGAGATGAAGTTATACCTCAGAAAAAAGCGAGCACAGCACAAACAGATTTATGCAAGATAAAAAATCTACTGCTATTCTTTAATGACGCTCCTCTCGAAGAAATCACCCCTCAACATATCCGAGAGTATATGACTTGGCGAAAAGACACACCGGGATCTGCTAATAACGAATTTTCAATGTTCAGTCATATTTGGCAATACGCTCGAGAGTGGGGTTATACAAACTTACCAAGCCCTAATATCGGAATGAAACGCTACCCTATCAGAAAGCGTGAAATTTACGTTGAGAACAATATATTTCAGATGGTATATGAAGTGGCAGATCAGGATATGAGAGACTTAATGGATCTCGCCTATATCACCGGACAACGTCCTGTCGATTTGGTCAATATCCGGAAAGAACACATTTTTGATGGTTATCTCCATATTGTTCAGCAAAAAACACAAGCCAAACTACGTATTGAGATAGTGGGAAAACTGGCTGATATTATCCAAGATAGGCTGGAGAAAGCTACTGGAACACACTTATTCAGCACTAAGAAAGGGGAAAAGCTAACCGCTAGAAAACTAGGTAAAAGGTTCACTTATATTCGGGAACAAGCGGTCAAGAATAACCCGGAATACGCAAATGAAATAATGGCATTCCAATTTCGGGATCTAAGAGCTAAATCAGGAACAGATAAAGCCCTTTCTCTAGGTGAAGAAGCCGCTCGCCAACAACTAGGTCATACTAGCGTTCAAATGACCAAAACATACATTCGAAAAGCCCCAATAGTAACCCCTATCAAAGAAAGTGTTCCCTCCTCAAAACACCAGTCTTAAAAGACAGTTTCGGAACATTTTGCATTTTTTCGGAACGTTTACATAAAAATCACTTATAATAGATTGAAAGATAAGTAATTTTTGTTACTCGTTATTACTGATAATATTTCTAAAAATATTACCGCTTGAAAAAGTGTAAAGTTGAGATTATGCGTACACTGGTAAACGTTTACAAATGTCTAAAACTTTCGCTTTAGTCTCTGCAATCACCTGTTCGTGATTATCCTTACCAATGCTATCTAGCACATCGCACATCCAGCCGGCTAATGCTGTCACCTCTGCTTCTTTAAAACCACGGCGGGTCACAGAAGGCGTACCCACACGAATACCTGAAGTCACGAATGGTTTTTGAGGGTCGTTCGGCACCGAGTTTTTATTCACGGTAATGTTCGCAGCTCCTAATGCAGCATCTGCCGCTTTGCCGGTTAAACCTTGTTTTACAAAGCTAACAAGGAATAAATGGTTTTCCGTACCGTTTGAAACCACATCAAAACCACGTTGCTTAAATACCTCAACCATTGCTTTTGCATTTTTTACAACTTGTTGCTGATATGCCTTAAATTCCGGCTCTAAAGCTTCTTTAAAACAAACCGCTTTTGCCGCAATAACGTGCATCAATGGTCCACCTTGACCAGCAGGGAATACGGCAGATTGCAGTTTCTTATACATTTCTTCATCGCCAGATGCAGATAAAATCAAACCACCTCGAGGGCCGGCTAAGGTTTTATGGGTTGTTGTCGTCACGACGTGAGCGTGAGGAAGCGGATTTGGATAAACTCCCGCCGCAATTAAGCCTGCAACGTGAGCCATATCCACAAATAAATATGCCCCAACTTCATCGGCAATCTCACGCATTTTTGCCCAATCCATAACTTGAGAATAAGCAGAGAAACCAGCAACAATCATTTTCGGTTTCACTTCTTGGGCTTGTTTGCGTAATGCTTCATAATCAATTAAGCCTTCATCAGTAATGCCGTATTGTTCTGCTTTATAAATTTTACCAGAGAAGCTAACTGAAGCACCGTGGGTTAAATGCCCGCCGTGCGCTAAACTCATACCTAAAATAGTGTCACCCGGATTAAGCAACGCCATATATACGGCTGCATTCGCTTGTGAGCCTGAATGCGGTTGAACGTTGGCATAATCTGCCCCGAACAATGCTTTCGCACGGTCAATCGCAAGTTGTTCTACAATATCCACATACTCACAACCCCCATAGTAACGTTTACCCGGATAACCTTCTGCATATTTATTGGTTAATTGTGAGCCTTGAGCCTGCATTACACGTGGGCTTGCATAGTTTTCAGATGCAATTAATTCAATATGTTCTTCTTGACGGCGATCTTCATCTTGAATGGCTTGCCATAATACTGCATCGTAATCAGCGATATTCATATCACGTTTTAACAT